CCTGCAGTTGTAGGTGATACATATGAGAATCAGTATAAGCAGTTTATTGCTCTATGTCAAATACCTGTAAAATCCTATGACTCGTTTGGTAGGCCTTATGCACTAAACAAGTATTCTGTAGATGGAATGAATGCCTTTAAGAAAGCACTTCAAAAAGGATTCAGACTAGATGTTATGGCTTTAGCAGTGTCTCTGTATTATAAGTCTAGCATGCAATTCAAGAAGACAATAGGTAACTACATGTCTTCAGGAGAATGGGAGACAGACTATGAAGTCATTCTCCAAAAGCATCAAGATGGAACACTTAAAGAACACATAAAAACTGAAGCAAATGACAACACCGTCTCATGGTTTACCAGAGGTTAATCTCTCTTTAGGAGAGGTAGTAAATCCTGACTTCTTAAACTACATTGAGAAGGGCAGGAAAGGAGGGAACACTGGTGTGCCAGGCAGTCTAAAACTTACAAACAGACTACACGGTGTTCAGAGGGGTAGGTACTATCTAATAGGTGCACATCCTAATGTAGGTAAGACTCAGTTTACAGACTTTGTCTTTGTCTTCTCTCTATGGCTTAACTGTAAGAAGGAGAATAAACCTATCAGGATATTCTACTGTTCTTTAGAGTTATCTGCTATGGAGAAAAAGGTAAAGTGGTGTTGTATGTATCTGAACTGGAAGTATGATATTAACTGGTCTTCAGACTTTGTTATGGGCCGTATACCTGGTTCCAGTCCTACAGATGAAGAGATGGCATTAATCACAGAAGCTTACACTTTTGTTGAGTTGATGCTAAAGGATGTGTTCATACTAGATAACACTACTACACCAGAAGTACTATACAACTACTTAGTAGAAGAATATTATGCTAAACTAGGTACTGTATTACGTACAGAGATTTCTGCTGAAGAAAGAAACAAAGGTATAAGAGGTTCTGTTATAGGTTACATACCTAAGGTAGAAGTTCCAATGACTCTACTAGTAATAGATCACCTTGCACTTTTGGATGGTAAGTATACAAAGGATACTATGGATGACATCAGTAAGAAAGCTGTCATACTTAGAAATACTTTCAACACTACTATTGTATTTGTCCAGCAGTTTAATCAGGACTTAATCAAGTCTAGGAGGGAGGCATTAGTTAGAAATGGACAGAAAGGTGCAGCTAACATAATAGCTCCTCAGCAACTAGACTTTGGAGATAGCACTTATACATTTCGTGATGCAGACTATGTGATAGGGTTAGTTAAACCTCACAAGTTTGAGATAGAAATGTTTGAGGGATTTCCTACAACCTTCCCACAACTAGGTGGGTTAGGAGACAGTTTTATGGCATCCTACCTAATTAAGAATAGGTATGGTCCTGTGAACCTGATGTTTTCACTATTTATGAACGGAGTGGCAGGTATGTTCTATGATTTACCAGATGAGCTTGAACCTGATCTGAGTAACTGGATACAACTGGCACTAAAATTAACAAGAAATGGCTAATGTAATATTAATAGTAGGTGATACTGGTACGGGTAAATCCACATCTACTCAATCATTAAACCCAAAAGAGACTTTCATTATCAACTGTGCTAACAAGCCTTTACCTTTTAAGGGTAGTGGTGAGGCATATAATACAACTTCTAAGAATCTGTTTGAGGCAGACGCAGCAGCTAGTATTATACCAATGTTAGATAACATAGATAAACAGGCTCCTCACATTAAGAACTTAATCATAGATGATTCAGGTTTCATTATGACTGAGTTGTACTTTAGAAAGTCAGCAGAGAAGGGTTATGATAAATTTACAGAGATAGCTAAGGCCTATCAATCTATCCTTAGTAAGTGTAAGAGCATGAGAGCTGATCTCAATGTTGCTATAATCATGCATGAGGAGGATTCAGTATCTAATGGTATCATTGTAGGTAAGAAGGGTAAGACAGTAGGTAAATTGGTAGATGACCAATACAATCCTTTATCTGTTGTAACTGTAGCCTTATTTACTGATGTATCCTTTGATAGAGAAGGTAAGCCTCAGTACAGTTTCATCACTAACAGATGCTTAAAGAGTGGTATTGTAATTCCTGCTAAGTCACCACAAGGTATGTTTGAGACTCCTCAAATACCTAATGACTTGTCTAAGGTCTTCACTGCAGCTAGAGCATTCTACGGCAACTAATTATTAAACTTTAAAAACCAATAACATGAGTTTCTCATTAGATTTCTTGAATGAAATCAAAATCCAAGAGGTTGCTAAGACTGCACCTCGTATTGCTAAGAAAGCAAACAGTAACCCTAATCCAGAGTTTATGGGTATCCGTATCTGGAAGTCAGGTAAAGTCTATCCTTCACAAGCCTTAACGGATGCCTTCTGCTTAGAGTATCCTACTAAGATTGTATCTACTGATGAGGAAGGTAACACTGTAATGACTTTACCTGATGTGTCTTCTAATGGCTTAGATGTGTTTGCATTGTCTGATTGGTCTCAGATAGATTCACAAACAAGACAAACAAACAAAGTACTTTTAATAGGTGTTAGTCCTAAGACATCTGCTAAGATTGACTTGTTTGGTAATGTAAGATACAACCAAGATGGTACACCTGTGTCTTCTGTAATGGAACAAGGTGCTAGTACATTTGGTACAGACAGCTTAATCCCTATGATTGAAAGTACTTATAGTACTCAATTCAATGAGGAAGGCTACATTGACCTAGAGGTTAACACTAAGTTCAATCTTAAGTCTAAGGCTATGAACGGTATCTTTATGATTCCTAAGGTTATCTCTAGAGGTAAGGATGCAGGTAAAGCTGATGTGGTAAGAAGAGAGAACATTGATGTGTTTCCTTTAACCCCTGTAGTATCTTTAACTAGTGTCCCTACACCTCCTCCTGCACCTACTGCAGAGACTGTAACTGAGCAGGATGTCCTCATTCCTCAGACAGGTAGTGACTTTGACTTAGATTCACAGTACTAGTCTTGTAAGGGGGATTTGAAATACAATCCCCTTTACTTACATTTGTAATTTTAAACCTTAAATAATCAAAAAATGATTGGAGTTGGTATTCATGAGAATATAATTCTCAAAAACGTGGAGTTGACAGAAAAGGACGGTAAGTATTCCGTAGATTTCTCACTAGCCACAGCAGGTAGTAGTAGTTCAAACGATGATACAGATCCTTTTGGTGAGGCTGTAGATGAGAACGGTATGTTAGTTACAGGTAAGAGTGGAGGCACTACTATTAAGGTGTGGCCTCTTAATGTACCTGATGAGGTAGACCGTGAGGGTAAACCTAAGAGTATAAAGCAAAGAGTTGAGGAGGCTAACAATGCTTCTAAGGAAATGCAAAACATGTTCACTCTGTTTGCACGTTGCTATATGACTTCTGATAAGATTAAGTTTGAAAGATTCCGTGGTATTCCTATCACTAAGGATAACACTCAGATGATTTTGGAAGAGAACATACTAGTAGCTATCACTAAGAACTTAGCTAATCAGTTTATTGAAATGTGTCAGCCTTACTTTGGTAATGAAGATTACAAACTTAGAATCTTACTTCGTAGAAGTAACTCTAAGAATCACTATCCTAAGTTCCGTGACAAGTTGTTACAAGCTTTCCCATTTGTAGAGTTAGCTATCATACCTAAGGAGTCTTCTAAGATTGCTTTTACTAAGTATGAGATTACTAATAAGCTCAATGATGGTACACCTGTAACTGATACGGATGATTTCCCAGACAGTACACCTGCACCAGCAAGTACTCCTATCCTGTTTAGCAATGGTGGGGCAGAAGCAACAGACTTAAGTTCTTTACCTGAGTTAAATAGCTAAGCATGCTAGAACTGGCTATGCTCGATGAGCAAGAGATACTAGAGAGGGTAGATGAATACTCTCTCTATTGCTTTTACTTAGAGTTTGAACCAGTAATTGGAAGTGTATATAATTCAAGGTTAAGGACAGCAGATGACAGACCATCATTTGGGATATATGAAAGAAAGTATGGGACTAGAGTGAATGAGTTTATGTGGAAGGATCAGGCCCTACCCTGTAATCCTAACTATGGTGACATCTTTGACCTTGTAAGAGTGTTGTATCAGCTAGAGACTAGGTTGGAAGCTATGATAAAGATAGCTACTGACTTTGGTCTTCTAGCTGGTACTACTCCAATT